CTCTCAGGCATGAGGGAACGATCTGTTGCTGAAGAAAGAGCATATGACCATCCTGCTTATTTTCATGAATATATTTTTAATCAAAAACTTGCTCCCTTCCAATGGGAAATAATGGAAACATTAATGGAAGGAGACGCCGATCCATCTAATGTAAATGTAAACCCACTATTGATACTTGCTCCACGAAATCATGGAAAGACAGCTTTAGCAGGAGAGTCATTTCCTTTATGGAAGGTGGGACGGAACCGCACAGAACTAGTACAGATAATTTCATCTGTTATATCACTCGCAATAGAGAGGATGGGCAAGATTGAAAGCTGTATACGATTCAACGAAAGATATAAAAACATGTTTGGAAGTCTCTATCCAGAAACTACCGATTACACATGGAAAACAGATAGATTTGAAGTTGTACGAGATCGTACAGCAGTATGGGAAAGTGGAGACATACAACGAGATGCCACTTTTGCTGCATTTGGAATAACAACTAGTGTGGAAGGTGGTCGTTCCACCTTACAGATATTTGATGACGTAGTTAGTTTTGAAAACAGTCAAAGCGATACAAACAGAAAAAGTATATCTAATAAATTTTGGATGTCATTTGATCCAATGTTAATGCCTGATGGACAACAAATATTCTTAGGCACAAGATTTCATTACGATGATTTATATGCAGAACTAATCCCAATTCTAGATAGCGAACAATTATATAGTGATCTATACCCAAGCATATTGGAGGAGTCATGAAACTAAAAATCGCATTAGCTACATTAGCACTTGTTAGTGCAGGGATAGTTGGAGGATGGAAGTTATATAAACACAGAGACTATTTGAAAGATATCTCTGATCTTCCGTATCCACCCGCATGAACCATATCGTAAGTTTATCAGGTGGTACTTCTTCTGCTGTAGCCGCTAATAGGGTTATAGAACGATATGATAAGAATAAAATCGCTCTTTGGTTTGCTGATACGCTTTGGGAAGATCAGGATTTATATAGGTTTTTAGATGACCTTGAAAGCTACTGGGGAATACCAATACATAGATCAATACAGGGCAAGACTCCTCTAGAAGTATTTACAGATGCAAAAATCATACCTAATTCGAGATTTGCTCCCTGTTCTAGAATGTTAAAACTAAGACCCTTTAGAAAGTTTTTGCGTAAACACCCTAAACCTGTAACAGTTCACTTAGGTATTGATTGGACTGAATCCCATCGTATGGAAAGGCCAAAAGCAACATATGAAGAAATGGAAGGAGTGTCAGTAGATTTCCCTCTTATGTGGGAACCGTATGCTAATCCTCCTCATAGAGTAGAAACAGAATCTTGGGGAATTAAAACTCCACAAATGTATGATATGGGTTATCCTCATAATAACTGTGGTGGTAGATGTATTCGCCAAGGTATAAAAACATGGGAACGTACTCATACATATTTTAATGATAGATATAATGAAGTTGCTGATTGGGAAGAAAAGCAAATAGAACGATTCCCACAGTTACAGGGGAGAGGTATTGCTAGAAACCATGAAAACTATAATGACAACTCTCAACCTTACAGGACACTAAAGGAATATGAAAAAAAGTTCTTAGATGGGAAGCAAGCTGTAATGCCAATGTTTGAAAGCAATGATGATACATTTGCTTGTATATGTGACTATTAATGGGTGTAAGAATATATGCAGCTATAAAACCTGATGGTTCAGTATTGTGGGAAGAGGAACGTCCTCTAGAATGGCTTGAGAAGAAACGTAGGTCAATGCCACCTTCATTATTTAATGCTCAATACCAGAATGACCCAAGTGGTATGAAGGGTGTTAAGTTTGATGTAGATTGGCTACATTATTATGATGATATGTCTATACCACCTATTCGTACTTTAATTGGTATACAGGGTGGTGATCCTGCTACATCAGAAGGAGAATCAGCTAATTACTTTGGGCATTGTACAGCAGGAAAAGACCCACAAACAGGTATTGTTTATGTACTTGATTTTGCATTTGGAAAAATCTCTGCACCTAAACATCTTGAGTTTTTACATGCTCAGTATTCAACTTGGAGAGCAAGAGGCTTAAATATATCTAAAGTTATTCTTGAAACAAATGGGCCTCAACAAGCTACAACTCAACACTTAATTAATCAAACTCGTAATGACTCCAGAGGGTCAATGCCTATAGAAACTGTAACTCCCAGAGGTTCTAAGGAACAAAGATATGATGCAATTATTCCTTTCATAGCAAATGGATCGATTAGGTTCAAAGGTGAAAGGCGTGGTGATAGTTTTAATATGAGTTCTGAGAATGGATTTAAAGAATTCCAACAAGAATATTCTTCATTTCCAAGAGGTGGAAGAGATGACATATTAGATGCTTTATGGATTGCAGTTCATGATTTAACCTCATCTGTTGATGCAGTAGCAATTTCTGACTCAAGTGAAGAGGAGTTACAACCTCGATCTATATCAGATAGAATTAAAGATATGGAAGATCAGGAAACTGCAAGAGATAGAGTTCTAAGTAATACAGGTCGAGCGAGTTTATTTCACAGGGGGTTAATGTAATATGAGTGCTATTGACAGAGTAAAAGAATCTTGGCAAGCATTAACAGGTTCTCCAAAATCTGAAGCAATTAGTTACATTGGTTCTCCAGAACCAGATGAACATCTATGGCAACCTATGGGGGCAGGAAGAAAAGAGAAAAATCTTCCTTCTATTACACAACAACATGCAAGTGACTATGCTCATTACTTTTATAAAAGTAATCCTATAGCTAAACGTATTATTGACTTAACTGCTGAATATGTAGTTGGTGATGGAATTAAATATGTAGCTGAAGATCAGAATGTTCAGGAAATACTTGATGCCCATTGGACTGATCCAACGAATAACTGGACTATTAATCAGTTTTCAAGAGTTCGTGATTTAGGTTTAACAGGAGAACTCTGTATACCAGTTTATGTAAATGAAAATAATGGTCATGTCACTTTAGGCAACATAGATACTTCGATGATTGAAACTGTTGTTGAGAATCCAGAAAATAACATGAAGCAACAATTGGTTATTCTCCGAAAGATGCCTAAAGAACCTTACAGGAGAGCATATCGAATTATAGATGTAAGTTCTGAACCATTTGGGTCAAAAGAACATGGACGATTAGTTGGCCTTAATACTTCTGTAGTAAAAGGTGCTGATTTTACTAAAGGTGACATTATTGAACCTACAGGAACAGGACGTAAGTATAAATGCATTGTTTCTGGTTCATGCTTCTTCTTTACTATTAATAATCCAATGACTGCTAACAGAGGATGGTCTGATTTACTTCCTGATATGGACTGGATTGATGCTCATGATCAATTCTTGTTTTCAAGTGTGGAGAAGGCTATTGAAAGTTCCAAATATGTACTTGATGTAACTTTAACTGGTAAAAATGAACAACAGATCAGGGAGTGGTTGCGTGGACAAAGAACTTTAAAGCCAGGAGAAAGATTTGCTCATAATGAGAACGTAACGCAAGAATTTAAAACTCCAGACCTTAAATTAGAAGATTCCGCAGCTTTAGCTTCTGTTTTAAAGAACCATGTTCTTGCAGGAGCAGGACTTCCTCCAATATGGTTTGCTGAATCACTTACCTCAAGAGCATCTGCTCCAGAAATGACTGAGCCAGCTTATAGGCATTTAAAGATGAGGCAGAAATATATCAGTTATGTGATGTCAAAGATTTTAAGGTTCACATTAGACCAAGCTATTGTTCATGGGCGTTTAAGGCAAGATCAAAGACGTTCTGATAGTAATTTAGCAAATATCGAAAGTGCTAGTTTCTATTTGCGTATGCCAGAAGTCTCGTATCGAGATCAACGTGCAAATGCTATTGCTATTAGAAGCATAAGCACTGCTTTGAAAGATGGAGTTACAAACAACTTCATTGAAGTAGATGAAGCATCTCGTATATTTAAACGCTATCTTGGATTAACTGGAATAGACTCAGGAAAAGACGAACCGCGTGAGAAACGTGGCATGTATGATGTTGATATGACTTTATCTGAATTGTTTCAAACGACCACAGAGTCTATGGACATGGATGGCTTTACATATTATCCTTTTAAAGATATGGTCAAGTAATTTGATTGACAGAAAGATAGATTCCATCTTAAAATCTCACAGGACACAAATATGCCTAAAGCGTTAGAAGAATGTGTTGAACAACTAATATCTGATCCTGATTTTAAACCAGAAGATGGTGAGGATCGTAAATCAGCAGCTTACGCTGTGTGTACAGCAAGGATGAAAAATTCAGATGTACAAGAAGAAAAAAAAGAAATGCTAGAGAATAGTCAATTAATACGAAAGAACTTAAAGTTTGAAGCTATCCCTATTGGAGATAGCGGAAACGAATGGAAGGTTCGTATTATCAATTCTGGTACTTCTCGTAACAATAGAAACTACCCAATAGATGTCTTGCATCGAGATGGTGCTATTTTTGAAGGTGTTCCTGTTCATGCAGGAAATGGCAGGGATCACTCTCCAGAAGAAAGGGGAGTTAAAAGTATTGTTGGTTTTATTAAAAACATAGAACGAGTCCCGCAAGGACTTGATGCTACGTTTCATGTTTCCGATCCAATTCTAAAAGATACATTAGCTGATCTACATAAAGAAGGCGTTCTAGAAAACGTAGTTGGCTTTAGTATCGTTGCAGAAGGAAGATGGCAACATGATCTAGCTTCTCGATCTGAAACTGCTATACAATTAGTAAGAGCAGATTCGGTTGATCTAGTTAGAGAGCCAGCAGCAGGAGGAAAATTCCTAGCTGTTGTAGAATCAGAAGAAGTTATAGAAACTGAGCCTCTGAAGGAGGAAAAGGCAATGGTAGATATATCGGAAGAAAAATTGCAGGAACTTCTAGCAGAAGCCTCCTCAAAGGCAGTACAGGAATATAAAGGTTCTGTAGTACCTGAGAAGGAAGCCGAGTTGGTTACAGCGGAGTCTGTTGAAGTAGAAGATAAGACTGCTGAAAAAGTGTCAGAGGCACTAACACAGTTGAGCGCCACTCTATTAACTTCAGCTTTAACTAATGCTTCTCTACCTGATATTGCAGAACAACGAATCCGAACCCAGTTTGAAGGGCAAGAATTTAATGCAGATGCAATACAATCTGCGATAGCAGGAGAGAAAGACTATCTTGCCTCACTTGCTAAAGTAGCTGTAGAGAATGTAACTAAGGAAACTGGAAAGGTAACTACAGACGAGGGAGACAAGAAACTCGCTCGACTGGATGCATCTTTCACACCTTCCAGAACCACTACGCTAGATAGTGGAGAAAAAGTAAAAGGATATCGAACTTTCACAGAAGCATATTGCGATTGGACAGGCAAGAATCCTTTGCATATCGGACGAGAAGAAGTTTGGGAAGCGTGGATGAATGGATCAAAAGGATATGCGTCTTGGAGAGAAGAAGCTGTAGAAAGACTGTACTCTGAAGCACTAACTACATCCAACTGGGGTGAAGTTTCTGCTGATAGAATGCATAAGGCTCTACTCCGAAACTATGCTGACCTTCCTCAGTATAATGACTGGAGAAAAGTTGCTAAAGTTATTAGCGTTAACGACTATCAAGCCTACAGAGATATTAAAGTTGGTGGATTCGCTGATCTGGCAGTTGTGGCAGAAAGAGGTACTTACCCCGAACTGACCATGCCTACAGATGAAGAGACTACCGTCACCATGCAGAAGCGTGGTGGTATCGCTACTCAAATTACCAGAGAGTTAATCCTCAATGATAATATTGGAGCGATTGCTGAGATACCAAGAGAATTAGCACGATCAGCAGCTAGAACTCTTTACAAAGCTGTTATGGACGAACTGGCTGAAGGTGACACAAATACTTATGGCCCAGATTCTGTTGCAATCTTTGCGGGTGGACATAGCAATACAGGTACGACTGCATTGTCACTATCTGGAATAGATGCTGCAAACTTGGCTATGAGAAGCCAGACAAAATATGGAAGCACTAGTGATGTTCTTGGAGCAGCAAATACTCCTCGATTCCTAGTTGTTCCTAATGAGCTACAAGGACTTGCTGAGAGGTTGGTCAATCCTTCCGCTCAAGTTATTACTCAATTAACTGCTGATACTGACGCTGACCAAGATGTCAGAAGGTTCGCAGGAGCAATGGAAGTAATAGTTTGTGACTACTGGACTGATGAAAACGAATACTTCTTAGTTGCTTCACCAGATGAAGTTGCAGGAGTTACCGTAGCGTTCTTGAATGGTAATGAAGAGCCAGAACTGTTTATACAGCAAGATGAAACCGTTGGTGAAACCTTCACGATGGATGTTCAGAACATTAAAGTCAGGCAAGAATTTGCTACGACTGTTGCTGACTATCGTGGAATGTACCGCCAAAACCCATCCTAATTAACGAGTGAGTAGATAAGGAGTCTGCGTTATGGCGAGCGTAACCGCTGAAAGTACAGGAAGAATAGGTCAAACAGGTTGGCATATTCATCAAACAACATATTCACAGGTTGTTTCTAGCGAGGCAACGGTGAGGAGGCCAATATTTGTTGCCCCCTTTAATTGTGAGCTTGGTGAAGTTTCTCTTATAAACTCTACTGCTGTATCAGGTGCGGACACTAATACTGTTCATTACAACTTGATCAATGGTGGGGCTGAAGGAGCAGGGACAACCGAATTGGCTACAAGAGATTTAGTAAGTGGGACTGACCTCGATGTTGGAAAAACTGTTTTGTTAGATGCTACATCTAGCGGAGAAGTTTTCTTGACGGCAGGAGATATAGTTGAACTAGAGACTGAAGAGAATGGAAGTGGACTTGGAGCAGACATAAACGAGATTCTCGTATATGTTGCTTTCCGTCCTGCTAACCTCGCAAGCTAGTAGCAACTAAATAGACCCCAGAGTGAAGGGGAGAGGGGGAATTACTCTCCCTCTTCCCTTTATTTATTTATCAGGAGTATCGTATGGTTACTAAAGATAAACCCAAAGCTAAAGCAAAGCTTAGAGCTAAAAAAGCTAAAGCATGTACTTGTGGAGTATGTGTTAAAGCATCAGCTAAATCAGGTAAAATGGCAGAGAAAGCTAAAGCTAAATGTAAAAACAGATAGGAGAGAGATATGGTTAATTCATTCGTTAAGAATGTAACAACAGCAGGGACAGCAGAACGCATCTCTTCTACAGACATATTTGTTTCTTCAGTTACGTTTAGAGCTAAGAAAGGAAATACTAATGATATGTATATTGGTGACTCAAGTGTTGCCGATACCTATCCCGACTTAGATGCTAACCAAACAGTAACTTTCGAAGCACCAATTGTTCATGGAAACCATACAGCGATAAACCTTAGAGATGTCTGGGTAGATGCAGATACGAATGGAGAAGGTGTTGATGTCTGGTATGTAAAGGTGAATTAATGGCAGTACAAGATGTTAGTAGAACTCTTTATTCTGCCCAAGTAATATCTGCATCTGATACAGCATCATCTTCTGTAGAGTGCGGAAGGTTTTCTGAAGCTACTATATATATAAAGGTTACTGCAACAGCAGGGACAAGTCCTACTATAGATTTTGATGTGCAAACTTCTCATGATAATAGTGAGTGGCATAAAGATTCAGATATAACCCAGATAAATGACCCAACGGTTCCTTACTATGCTCCGGCAGTTAAAATTGCTAATAGCATGGGAAAGTACATAAGACTTAATCCAACTGTTGGAGGTAGTAGTTCACCGTCTATGACAGTAACAGCAAAGATAGTTCTTAAAGGATAGGCATGGCAACTACCCTTGAAACAATTCGTGGAGAGATCAGAAATATAACTGGCACTTTTCCTTTTTTTACAGGCGATAACACGATTGGGGATAATGTTATCGATCAGGTGGTTGGGCAAGCTGTAACAATATACAGTAGGGATAATCCCCACATTATCGTAGAAGCAGAGGTCGGAGACAGTGGTAAGTATTATCCACTAACAAATTTAGCTTCTTGGGAAAATGATTTTTCAGCAATACTAAATATTGATTATGATTCAGGATCAAGGATTAGTAGTGATGAAATTCCTAAATTCCTATCAGAAGATAATGGCGACTGGAAGTATTATAGAGATGCGTCAACACGTTATTTCTATCTACCCCATCACTCTCCAGACTCAGGTACTACTTTGCTTATTACATATACGGCAAGGCATACTCTCGACTCAACAACTTCAACTATTCCTTCCCAACATGAAAAGGCTGTAGTTTTCCTGAGTATCTCCGAACTCTGTTCTGCTTTACAATTTCAAGCTGAGAAATCTATTGATCCACCCGCAGGGGCTCAATACGTTAGCATGAGAGCCAAGAGTAGTGGATTTAGAACAGTAGGCTTACATTTTCAACAAAAGTACATCGATGAACTTGGTGGTACAGATATAGTTGGTGCAAGTGCAATGCGAGAGTTTGATCAAACTTTTGTTACAGGTGATAACTACTTCTTTCATTCATACGCAGGAATGTAATGACTACAGGTAATGCAAGTGCAACTTCAAATTCAACTTACACAAGACCAGTTCTTGAAGACGGCCTTGCAAAACTGCTTAGTTCTATAGACTGCCAAAATGTATTTACCCAAGACATTCCTCCTGTAACTGGGGATGAACAATTTGCTAATTTACTACAAGTTCATAGCAATAGTTTTCAACCAGTTTATGAAGGATGGTTTGCTAATAGAGCAACAGTAACCTCTGATGCCTCTGCTTCTAATAATCAATATCACTACAATCAGGTTCATGGTATGATTATTAACGGTCTAGCATTCCACAATACCTTTGAAGATTCTTATAGATATATACAAGATAAGACCGAATTGTTAATGTGGACTTTAGAAAAAAACAAAGACATATTAGGTGATTCTACAATTCAATTTATTGATGGTGTTACCATAACATTTGCATTTGAAGAGTATGGTGAAATGTTTATGTACAGAAGTACCACCAATTTTGATGTTCACAGATTAATTCTTGAAACATCTGGACGTTCATTTACAGGATAATGGAGGGCTAAAATGGCAATAGTTAGTGCAAGAGAACAACTAGGAATAGGAAGGCAAACAGCTATAGGTTCACTTGTAGCGGCAAATGATATGCAATCCTTACTTGCTGATGCGGGATCATTTAGTGCTTCTGAAACAGTTGAGCAAATTCTTGATCAGGGAAGACGCGGTGCAGAAGCAATGGACTATGCGGCTTATACTGGAATTAAGAGTACAGAAATTGGTTTTGATTTTCCAATGATGTACGGATCAGGTACATCTGCTGCAGGAAATACAGGGAGTCTTCTTGGTATCCTTTTACGAAATCTTTTAGGTGGAAGTCCAGGAACTGGTGATACTGATACTTTACGAACAGGCAGAATCGGTTCCACTAGTGTCCATAATAATTACTTTAGACTTGGAACTACTAAACAGTATCTAACAATTGGTAGACGGTTAATGCTTCATGGTGCGTCAGATACGACTAAAGATACTAGATTCGGAGCTGCTAGATGTAATGAGATTACTATCTCTGCAAATGCAGGAGAGGGATTTGTCACTTGTTCTGCTTCCTTAACTGCAAAATCAGAAACTGAAACTAATATGACTAGCTTAACAAATGGAAACTTTAAAGCTGCTACCATTAGCGACAATATTGCAATGGGATGGGAGAATTTACAGGTTGCCACTTACCCACAAAAGATAGTAGATACTACAGTAACTAATATAATCTCTTGGGAAGTTACCTTAACAAGAGAAGCATCTCCTATTTATACAGCTTCTAATAGTCAAGATTACTCTGATATATATCTTGGCCCTTTAGAAGTTACATTTAATGTTGTTTGTGACATTCCAAGTAATGTACAGCTTGCAGCTTGGAGGGCAGGAACTACTGGAGTAACTCAGTTCGCAGTTTCTTCGGGTCATGCAACTGCAACAAATGCGGCATCCAGAGCATTAGTTATTGGCATGGCAAATAGTACAATTACTGAAAGCCCATTAGAAATTGATACCAGTGGCAGTTACGCAACTGTATCTCTAACAGGGCGTGGGCTTGCCAACAAAGCTGGTGTAAATCTAGAACCTTCGGGAGTTGCGTTTACTACAGCTACTAATTTAAATAATGTAACTCCTGTCGAAATACTCATTAAAGAAGTTGGCGAAGCTTCTAACGCTCCTACTTACTAAAGGTTCCTCTCTCTCTGCAAGGTAATGGCGACGGCTGTTATCTTGCTTTAAGCAAAGGTTACAGTAGAGATGTAAGATGATAACCCAAGAAGAAGTATTAGTCAGGCTAGAAGAAGAAGGGTATACAACTTCTAAATTTAGAAGT